AAGTATTGACTTGTCCTAAGTTCTCATAAAGCCACCCGCTAACACTAGCGACTGTAGCTATCCCTGTATCACCATCAAATTCTGTGGTGACAATCCCTGAAGCGAGGTCTTCTAATACATTCGGCATGTAGTTTATTACACCATCTTTATTGATTTAACCAATCAAGAACTTCTTTATGTTTAGGATTATTAGGGTCTAGTTCCACAGCTGGAACTGGCTGTGGTGCAGTAGCGATATTACCTCTGCTGTTATACCTATTGAACTCCTTGATGATATTGTCATGGACAGCGCCTTTTTCATAATATGGATTAACTCCCACCTTACGAGAGAAAGCTTGCAGGTCAGCTTTGCTCATTTTGTTTAGCTTCTCCTTGAGAATATTGATATCATTAGTACCAAAACTATTAGTTTCCCCTGTCCCGAAGATCACTTCCACCTCTTTCATTACCTCTTGATATCTAGCTGTGCTAGTCTGGCCATTCGCCCTAAGCTCATCTAACTCCTCCAACAAACCCTTCTTAGGGGGAATCTCTTGCCCAGTAGTCACCTCATTGAAAGGCATTCCATTCTCTTCTTTGTTTTCTTCGTCAGCCATACAGTATTATATACACTAAATAAAAAAATTACAAAAAAAAGCCACCCCCGAAGGAGTGGCTCTCTTTATAAGTGTTAAGTCTAGCTTAGACGATACATCCAAGGAGGACACGGTTGTCAAGGACAACACGACCTTCTTCGATTTGACCGTAGTAACCAATCTTGTTCTGACGAACACTGTATTGGTCATCTGCAATCAAGTTCATCTCACTGTTGCTATCTGGATCAGTAGCAACAACGCGCATGAGGGAATCGCGAGTGCGATCAACTCCAACGACGATCTCACTAGCAGCACCGTCAAATACAGCTGTGTTGCTTCCATCGAACTCAGCGAAGGAGGTACTCCCTGCAGCAGTATCAAAGATAGTGTTGAACTTCTGTCCTTTACCCATCTCGTTAAACTCAAGAATGTTAAGACCCATGAAGCTATCAAGACCAGCATTGCGGAAAAGATCTTCACGAAGTGATTCTGGAGCTGCGATACCAATTGCATCTGAAGCGTCACCAGCTGAACCTGCGCCGTCACCGCCGCGAGTGTTAACAGGGTTATAAGCCATAGAGCGAATGCTACCGATAATCTCTGGAGAAACGATAAGGTCAGTAATACCGCGAGTGCGAGAGGTGGGAGTTCCACCGATCCATGAAGTATTGACGCGCTTAGCAAGAATCATAAGCTTATTTAGGTCATCGATAAGGAATGAACCAGCAAGAGCAGAACGGAAAACCTGAGCATCGCCAGCGAGTGGAGATGTTCTAATGGTTGCGTTAGCAAGCGAAGTCATGACTAGGGAAGCGGAAGTGCGCTCCTGCTTAAGAAGAATCTCCTGTGCAACACGGGAGAAAGTCTTACCAATAACATCCATGCGGCTTTTAGCGGCGTAACGACGATCAAAGTCAACAGCAGAATCAAGAGTGTAAGTGGCGAGCTTCAACTCGGAAGCTGTAGGAAGCACTTGGTTACTTGGAAGTCCACCAGCATGGCTTTGGCTCCATACTTTGACATAATCTTCATCAGAGATGTCGTAGTAAAGGTCAAGCGGGATGCTAGGATTGTCGTCAGCGTCAAATTGAAGCGACTGGAAGAGAGTGCTGATAGTAGGAGCATTGTTGAGAACCTCGGCCAAAACTGGTCCGATGAAATCAGCAAGAGCTACTTGAGCCTCATGTGCAACAGTGCGGTTGCGGGAAGCCATAGCTTTCACAAGCTCGACTTGTTCTGGGGTACGTTTTAAAGTGATTTTCATAATAATAAAATTCTTTCTATTTATCGGTTACAATCAAAAGATACAACGATGTAATCTCCAACGAATTGGTCTGTAGTAGGCCCAACGCTAGAACGGCTTCCTGTTCCAAGAACATGTCCAAAAGCTTTAGCAGCACCGCGAGCAGCACCAGTGACTTTTCCAGCAGTGTTATTAGAAGCGATGATAGCAGTTCCTGGAGCGTAGCTAGCAGCAGTTCCATCAAAAGCAGAAGTTGCTAGTGTGAAAATTCCTTTAGTAGCAACTGGAACAGCTTGTCCTGGAAGCAGTGCTTGCAGTTCTTCTTGTTTCTGTGGATTGTAGAGCAGCTTCTCGCCGTTCTCATCATTTTTTGCAGTTTGATACAATGTCAAACCCAAGGGGACATCCCCAGAGGTAGAACCTGTAATCTTGAGATTAACTTCAGGATACATATCTGTAGTACCAACGAAAGGATAATCGGTTTTACCCAAGTAGCTGTTCGTCTGGTACGTTACAGGATCGTTATCAAAGTTACCGTCTGATACTTTCACGAAAACGCCAGCATCGCCAGCGCCTGTGTCAGTAGTGCTTGTGAGAACATCACTGCCAATGACAGCGTACATGTTCACAACATCGTGGTCAGAGTATTGTCTGAATGGTAGAATTCGTAATGCCATAATCTATTTTTGTTTGTTTTCTAAGAAATTTGAATATTCTCGCGAGAGAAAGCTGATGCGAACTTATCGCGCAGTGAAGGCTCTTGAGAAGCTACAGCTTCATTAGCGTTGGATACTTCTGCATCCACAACTTCAGCAGCGTCGAGAGCGTCTTCGATTTTAACCTCTTCAGTTGAAGCGGTTGAAAGTTTTTTAGCGACTTCTTCATCAATACGAGCTTGAATTTGAGAGTTGAACTCTTCTTGGACCTCTTTATTTTTGGTTTTCCAAAGAATATCGAGTTTGGAAGCAAATGCCTCATAAGAAGCTTCATCTCCAAGACCCTTAAGCTCAGAAGCGAGGAATTCACGATCTTGGTCATCAAGTTCGAATTTCTCATCAATCTGATCCATACGAGTATTGAACGAAGCAACAGCTTCTTCAGCTTTCTTTTCATTCTCAAAGGAAACGATACGCTCACTGGCTTCACCAAATTTAGCTTCCAGTTCTGCAACCGAAGCTTTGAGGTCTTCATATTCTTTGATTTTTTCTTCCTTCTCCAATTTCTCTGCTTCAAGATCCTTACGGTATTGTTCGTCCCGTTGACGGATTGCATCAGCAAAGGTATCGGTCATAGAAGCTACCGCTTCTTTGGAGAATTTTTTCTCACCAAGAAGATCCTTTAGTTCGTTTAGAGTTTTTTCAAGTTCCATATTAATAATGTTCTTTTCGTTGTTTACATTTAAATTGCTGTTTTGTGAAATTTTATCCCTTTTATCAGATATAAAAACTTTTTTAGTTTCCTTGGGAGAAGAGTATAATCCCTTAACATCTGCGGCTGGATTCAAGGTATAAGCTATGCCTAGTGGATAAATGTCACCCTTGATAAGTCTATTGATAGTCTCGCCCTTATCAGTTTTTCCGTTCCCTCCATAGCTCCTCAAAAACCCCTGCATTTCTGCTATTTCTTCAGGATCAGAAACTATCCTAGCTTTGCTCAATTCATCACTTCCAATAGCTAAAACATAATCATTAAATCCGACTTCCCAGCTCGCTGAGACTTTTTGGAATTGTTTGCTATTCTCGTCTAGTGATTTTTCTACCAAGTTAGTGAAGCTAGAGTTTATAGTCTTATATAAAACAGCTCCCAAAGCTATATTGAAAGGCTCTTTCATAGAAGCCGCAGTTTCTTCTTCTATAAGTTCGCTAGATTTGTAGTCACTGTAACCAGCTGAAACAATGTGTCCTACAACTTTTTGTTTATCATGTTCAATATTGGTTGGCTTATGAATAAACTTATTAGTGTATTTGACAGCGGTTTCCGCATCCATACCATCACCATTCTTATTGAATTGATTTATGACGGCAGCATTAAAAGCTACACCCATAAGATCTACATTCTCATTGTAGTCTATTTCTTTTGGTATAAGAGGTTCTAAGTTTTTTAGAGAAGCTTCTGATATCAACGAAGCTTTGTTTATCTCACAAGATAACAGCGGAGCTTCAAAAGTCGCGGTATATTTGTAATCCATATTTACTCAGAGTCTTTTTTGTTAGCTATGTCAGTTAAGAGGTTAGCGTAGCTTTTTTTAGATTTATCCTCTTTACTCTCTGACTTTTTACCTTTTTTACGTAGAAGTTTAAAATCCTCCTTAGTTACCTTACCATCTTTATTTTTATCTAAAGCCGCTTTTTGTTTTGGAGACACGGCGGCTTCAGTCTCTTTTACCATCTCTTTATGCTTCTTCATAAACGATGCGTGATCGGGACCAGCCATATAAACAACTTTTCCATCTTTCCCTTTATGCGAGTGAACGCCAGTAAGCCCCATTTTCTTAGCATCAGCCAAAGCCTTGTCCTTAGAATCAAAATAGTGTTTATCGACATCTGGAGAACCATAACTAGAATATTTCTTTTTTTTAGATTGACTTTCTTTGTTTTTATCTCCGCAATGCATTGCTTCAGAGATATCAACTTCGATACCGTTTTCTGTATACTCAAAATTATTTTTCATGGCTATGATATAGAATTGCTGCTGGATAAGTCTCTAATGAATGTTCAGATGATATATCTAAAACCTCCCGTAAAGTATCTAAATCCTCTATTTTATTAAAATCTTTTACACATGATTCAAGGGTTTCGTCCCAAGATTCTTTATTCTGTGAACAAACTATAGATTCGCAGAGGTTAGAGAGCATCTCTTCTTGAGCTTGACTAAGCTCTTCGACTTTTAAATGAGAAGACATTTTTGCCTTAGAGTCATGTATAAAACTGTCTATAGAATAGATTGTATCTTGAATATTAGCCCTAGAGTAAGTAGCGTTAGCTAGAGGAATACCAGTGGTCCCCTCTGGCCTACCGCTTTCTTTTCTTGGGCCTGATGAACTGCCTGAAGGGTCGAATACAGGAACTCCACCGACTAGAGGGTTAAAGTGACCCTTTTCACGCTCTTCAAGGAATTCTTTTTGAGCTGGCTCTAATTTATCGGGGTCTGGGAACTTTCCATTGTGGAACATTTCCATCCCTTGTTTAGGAGTAATGATACCCAGCTCCATAAGCCGAGTAGAAGCCCTCATTAGTTGTACTTCGTCCCTCATATCGATATCTTTCATTTTCGCTTCAGGCCAAGAGCGAAAACCTAAATCTTTAGCAATCCTTTTTATCTCTTTGTTTAAGAAATCATTTAAAAATCCATGACGCGACTCCTGTAGCCTATCAATAAATATTTGAGCTTTTACTTGGGTAGCATTGAACTTCTCTTCTCCAACTACAATATTTTGCAGACCTTGTTTAATATCCTCATTGAGAATCTGATACTTCTCAGGGCCGAGAACTAAGTTTAACTCAGGGATAATAAATTCAGCTTTTGTGGTATAGTCAGAGACTAGAACTCTACCCACACTTTCATTTTTGAATAGGTTTTGCATAGCAGCCATGTTGTTTGGGTTAACCCCTCCCTTTTCTGGATCTGCGCCCATAGTAATAAGCAGAATAACATTCTCTACTGTGCGAGTAATGGATTGATCCATTTTCTTCAATTCAAGCTTTGCATTAATATCGTCTAGCACAGGGAATCCAAATGGTATGGCAAAAGGCTCATAATCTTGTTTCTTGTAGAAAGAGAAAGAAAGTCTCTGAGGATCTAGGTCTATGCTAATACCGTTGTTGTTAAAGGAGCCTGTCCTAATAGACTCTTTTATTTCATCATCTAAAGCGTTAAATATATCTATATCCTCTTCTGTTTGTGGATTGGCTAGTCGAGCAAGCTCATATTCAGATAAGACCTTCTGATATACTCCTCCATAAGTAAAAGTCGTTGCCCTCTTAGCTATGACATCATATGGATTAAGCAAAATATATTTCAAAGGGATTTTATTAGTAGAAGTCCCAATCGTCCCTACTTGATTAATAAGTCTAGCATAATCATCAGCTTTAAATTTTCCGTCTACACGGTAAAGGAAAACATTACCACTACGATAATACTCTCTAAAATATTGATCTTTCAGGGCTATAATGTTAACTTTTTTAAACCATTCGTAAAAGAACTCCCTGCTCTTTTTAGAGCCACCTTCTAAGTAGATATCAGTGTTGGTGAACTCTGACATAATATCTATTGCGTTTCGGAATACAGCTACGTTGCAATAAGCTTTTTGACAAAGTTCTATAGCATCTCTGCAGGTAATGCCCTCAGAAGAGTATTCGTAAGGTAGTAACCCTGAACGGATACTTGAATATCGATTATGCAAATTAGTATAAGCGGCACGATTAGTCCTAGAGCCTGAGAAGCCGCTAGTTGATGCCCCTTGTCGTCTAGCCTCAGATGTATTACTATAAGAAGCATCTGAAGTGTAAAACGGCTCGCCTAGTAATTCAGGGGAAGCCTCTTCTGTATTATCACTAGCTTGTGAAGGATGATCTGAAATATTGAATTTCTTCCAATACTCGGAGCGCTTAGTATATTTTCTTTTAGACATGAGATACAAATTATCTTACACCTCAAAGTTAACTTTCAACTTTTAAAAGTTAAGAAATAAACATTGGAGTGAAGGTGTTCTGTTGGTCTGATATGTCATCAGATTCCATATCGAAAACGACATTCATCATCCAGTTACCTAGAACTAAGGCGGAATAAGAATCTTTACGGGCTTTATCTGCACCAGTCTGCTTTCTTAGGTTGGGAGGGAGATCAAAACTCTGTGTCCCTTGGGCGGAGGTAGTAATTTGAACCATAGCGCATTGGACTTTAATTAAATCCATCATATCTCTTTGATGCTCTACAAAGTCAATCATCCTAGCGCCTTTTGGTCCTTTTTCATTTGTATCGTTTCTTATAAATTTTAATTGATCGATTGGAACTCTAGACTTTCTTTGATTGTTGTAGTCATCATTCATTGCTGCACCAGCGAAGAATATACGTTTGTGG